ACGAACGCTAAACAAAAGTGGATTGGAGGAGCTAGAAATAGTTCCTCCTTTCTTTTGTTAGGAGGAATACTATGACTAATAATGAACTATGCCATTTCGGTATTAAAGGTCAGAAGTGGGGAGTACGAAGATACCAAAACGAAGATGGAACAAGAACTCCATTAGGAAAAAAACGAAGAGCTAAGCAAGATAGTTATCGTAATATTTCAGACGTTGATCTCAGAAAATCGACAGATCCAAGAGTGATTTACGCTAATCGTGACAGGCTCTCTGACCAGGAGTTGCAAAGTAGAATCAATAGGATCAACATGGAAAACAACCTTGCTCGCATGAGCAAGAAAAAGTCAAGAGTAAGTGCGTTTGGGGACAAAGTCCTTGACAAAACAATAGAGTCAGCTTCACAGGAAATTGCAAAGCAAATCGGAAAAGAAGCGGCTAAAGCGGCAATGGCTGCAGTTGGCGGCTATGCTGTAGCCAAAATAGGCGGTAGTGCGTCTATTAAATTTGCTAAATGGTGGCTTAACACTTATATAAACCTGTAATCATGCTCTCAAATACTGCTGTTCCGATTTATTACGGACAGTTTAGAGATGCTGTTCTTCGTGGTGATATTCCTGTATGCCAAGAGATTTCGTTAGAAATGAATAGAATTGACAGAATGATAGCGGATCCTCGTTATTATTACGATGATTTAGCCATCAATGGCTTTATTCAATTCTGCGAAAACGAAATGACATTGACTGATGGCTCTGACTTATATTTGCTTGATTCTTTTAAACTTTGGGCTGAGCAGATTTTTGGATGGTATGAATTTGTTGAACGAAATGTATATGAGCCTTCCCCTAATGGGAGAGGTGGAAGATACGTTAGAAAATTAATCAAGAAAAGACTCAGGACAAGACAATATTTAATTGTGTCTCGAGGAGCAGCAAAGTCCATGTACGCTGCTTGTTTACAGGGCTTTTTCTTGAATGTTGATCAATCAACAACACATCAGATTACTACTGCTCCGACGTTGAAACAATCAGAAGAAGTTCTATCGCCGATCAGAACAGCCATAACCAGAGCAAGAGGTCCATTGTTTAAGTTCTTAACAGAGGGATCTTTGCAGAACACGACTGGTCCTAAATCGAAGCGATGTAAACTTGCTTCTACCAAAAAGGGCATAGAAAATTTTATTACTGGATCGCTACTTGAGCCAAGGCCAATGAGCATCGATAAGCTCCAGGGCCTTCGACCGAAGTACTCAACTGTCGATGAATGGCTTTCTGGTGACGTTCGCGAGGACGTTGTTGGCGCTATTGAACAGGGTGCTTCAAAGATGGATGACTATCTTATTGTAGCCATTAGCTCTGAAGGAACTGTTCGTAATGGAAGCGGCGATACAATCAAAATGGAGCTCATGAAGATCCTTCGAGGTGAATACCAGAATGACCATGTATCCATTTGGTTTTACAAACTTGACGACATTAAAGAAGTTAATGATCCGAGAATGTGGGTAAAGGCTAATCCGAACATCGGCAAGACTGTAAGCTATGATACTTACCAACTCGATGTCGAGAGAGCCGAAAATGCACCAGCAGCAAGGAACGATATTCTGGCAAAAAGATTCGGAATCCCATGTGAAGGTCATACATATTTCTTTACTTACGACGAAACTAAGCCACATCGTCGTAGATCTTTCTGGCAAATGCCATGCGCTCTTGGAGCGGACTTATCTCAGGGTGACGACTTCTGTGCGTTCACCTTTTTGTTTCCTCTGCAGAACGGTGCGTTTGGGGTTAAAACTCGAAGCTATATTTCGAGTCTTACATTCAACCGATTGCCGCCAGCTATGAGAGAAAAATATGAGCAATTTATTAGAGAAGGCAGCTTGATTGTTCTTGAATGTACTGTTCTGGACATGATGGAAGTCTATGAAGATCTCGACAAGCACATTCAAGAAATGAATTATGATGTAAGGTGCTTTGGATTCGATCCATACAATGCTAAATCTTTTGTCGAGAGATGGAGTATGGAGAATGGTCCATACGGCATTGAAAAAGTGATTCAGGGATCAAGGACAGAATCTGTTCCATTAGGAGAATTAAAGATTCTGGCAAGAGAAAGAATGCTTATATTTGACGAACAGCTAATGTCTTTTGCAATGGGAAACAGCATTGTCCTAGAAGATACAAATGGCAATAGAAAGCTCTATAAGATGCGTAGAGACCAGAAGATCGATAATGTGGCAGCAATGATGGACGCGTATGTCGCCTATAAGGCAAACCAGGATGCGTTTGATTAGTGAGGGCGATATTCTATGAATTACACATACACAGATGAACTTTACCACCATGGCATTAAAGGCCAGAAGTGGGGCGTAAAAAATGGACCACCATATCCTCTTGACGAAGAACAGAAATCAACTAAAGAGAAAAAAATGGACAATGATCGCCAGACTAATGTTGGTAGATATGTAAAAATCGGTGCTGCCATTGCTATAACTGGATTGGCTGCTTATGGAGCTTACAAATATGGTCCTGAGTTATTAAAAAGGTCCGCAAATACAGGCTTTGTTGGAGATTTAAGTCTTGTTGATCCAAGCGGATTTCTTGACAGTGGCGATATTTCTGGTGATTTAAAAGAAGCTATAAAAAGCATTAATTCCTCTGGCGAGCCAGATCATTGTCAGCAGAACGCTGTAGTCGCGTGCCTTAAATACATGGGTGCCACAAATATTGACACTAAAGCTGGCGCGTGGTCTACTGCTACTGGAAGTATAGTAGACAAAGTTTTTAAAGGCGATATTTCTAAAAAAGTTAAGGAACCAAACTTAGTTTTCGATACTGCTGATAAAGCATCCGACTGGATTATACGGCGATTAAAACCGGTTGAAGGCTCTTGTGGAACAATAAGCTGTGACTTAGTTGGAAATGGTGGTAACGGGCACGCTATTATGTGGGTGTATGAGAACAACAAAGTTAGGTATGCCGACCCGTGGGCTCGTACACCAAATGGGCATAGAGTTATTGAAGATGCATCATTATATTTTGGGGCAGTTTTCTCTGGCGAACATCCCTGTATTTCTAGAATAGATAATCTTGAAATTAACGAAGAAGAATTCTATAACTATTTCGAAAAGATCAAATAATGAAAAGGAGATAATATGGAAGGCATTAATGAGAAAATTAAACAAATTATAGCTGATAACAAAGACTGCGATTATAAGGGTTATTTTTTGGATGACGATACTTTGTACGTATATATGTACGAGAAAAATGGCTCTACAGGCGATAGTATAGTGATTCTAAAGGAAGATCTAAGAACTGGCAATAAAGATAAAACGATTGGCATCGGCGGAGTTCTTGAGTGGGGTCTAAGCTTAAAAGAATTCACTAGATAATAATCATAAAGCTGCTATTAAGCAGTTTTTATTTTTTGGAGGTAATGAATGAATTACACATACACAGATGAACTTTACCACCATGGCATCAAAGGCATGAAATGGGGCGTTCGCCGTTACCAGAATGAAGATGGTTCTCTTACGCCTGCTGGTAGAGATCGCTATGGCGCTGGTACAAATTCCGCCCATGCAAAAGTCAAAGCACTCAAACTTGCCCGCAAAGCATCGAGAAAGAAACTTCTTGACGATGAATTCCGCGACATGGAAAAAGTCGAGAAAAATTATAAGCGTGGGCAAAGCCTGTCTGATAAAGATATCGAAAGAGAAAGAAAAATTGAAAACGCATACGGCAAAAAATGGGATGATAACGAAAAAAAATACAGGCAGCAGATAAAGGATGTTAAAAATAGTCCAGAATACAAAGCAGAGCGTAATGCAAAGATTAAGAAAGCGATGATCGGTGCTGCTGTAGTTGGCGGTGTGGCACTCGCAGCATACGGCAGTTACAAGACTTACAATATTGTTAAAGATTACAGAAGCGGAATTAAACTCGGAAAAGATCTTATGGCGCAAGCTAATAAATATGGTAATCTCGCCGACAGTAATGCCGGGTTTGCAAGAGACGCTATTGGCAATGCCGAGAGTTATCTGAGCAAATACAAAGCCACAGGTCGCGGATTGCAGGATGCAACTGATGCTGCAAATAGAGCTGAGAGGTTCTACAACGAATCACAGAGATATATGGATCTTCAGTCAGCTACTTTAGGAAGTTACACAGATAATTTAAATGCATTGTCACAGAATCCTATTTATAGAACTAAAGCAGCAGCAAATGTTGTAGGAAATAGGATTAGAAGCGCAGCTGGCAGTGCCTCTAGAGGAGCTAGAAGCGCATACGATACTGCATCTAGAAGCGCTAGAAGTGCAGCTGGTAGTGCCTCTAGAGGAGCTAGAAGCGCATACGATACTGCATCTAGAGGAGCTAGAAGCGCATACGATACTGCATCTAGAGGAGCTAGAAGCGCATACGATACTGCATCT